TGACGAACTCAACCTAGGGCAAGCAAGCGCATATACCCCCGAACTTCACAGTAAATATCTCTCGCACATGTCTAATGTGCGCTTACAACTACGTAAATCAGAAGCCGCTCTCATCAAACTCAGACGCATTAAGGCACAATACTTTAGGGGTGAACTATCTAAGTTTGAACTGGACGCATTGAGTTGGGATCAGTATTTAGGTATTAAGCCTCTCAAACAAGACCTAAATGAAATGATTGATGCAGATGACGATGTGATTGAGCAGACAAATAAAGTTGAATATATCCGAACAATAGCAGACTTCTTGGAACGGGTAATGCGTAATCTAAACAGCAGAACATGGGATATAAAGAATGCTATCGAGTGGACAAAGTTTACAAATGGACTCATGTAAATGATTACTGTAACAAAAAAAGATAATGTAAATTTAATTGTCGAGTGTGATATTGGTATTGCAACTGAAATAAACGATTTCTTTACATTTGATATACCTGGCGCTAAGTTTATGCCCGCCTATAAGAGTCGCATGTGGGATGGTAAAGCTAGGTTGTTTAACATATACGCAAAAGAACTGCCTGTTGGGTTGCTTACATACTTAACAGATTTTGCCAAACAATTGGAGTACAAGATTGACGTTAATATTGATGATGAGGGTGACCCAGTTTCTATCCAGTATGTTGAAAAATTTGCGGCTAACCTTAATTTGCATAGTGGCGGAAAACCAATTCAAATACGCGACTATCAAGTCGAAGCTGTCACGCATTCTATTAAGAATGCCCGCGCCCTGTTACTTTCTCCTACAGCATCGGGTAAAAGCCTTATTCTGTATAACCTTGCTCGTTATTATCAGTCTCGTCAAAAACGTCAACTTTTAATTGTCCCAACAACTTCTTTAGTAGAACAAATGTATGGTGACTTCGGTGACTACGCATCTGCAAGTGATTGGCAAGTGTCTGAAAACTGTCACCGAATATATGGTGGCAAGGAAAAGTCTAATGAGTTCCCGATTACTATATCTACATGGCAGTCTATTTACAAGTTTCCTAGGTCTTGGTTCGATAAATTTGATGTAGTGTATGGTGATGAGGCACATAATTTCAAGGCTAAGTCGCTAACTTCTATTATGAATAAGTGTGTCAATGCTCCTTTTCGTTTCGGAACTACTGGTACCCTTGATGGGATGAAGACGCACAAACTAGTGCTGGAGGGGTGCTTCGGACCTGTTGAGAAAGTTACTACTACAAAGAAATTAATGGATGACGGACAACTTGCAGAATTAAAAGTGACTTGTCTAGTATTAGATTACTCAGACGCTGAACGAAAGTTGTGTAAAAAAATGACATACCAGGAAGAGATGGATTTCTTAGTTTCACATAATAAGCGTAATAGTATTATTAGTAATCTTTCAGTAACGCAAAAGGGTAATACACTTGTACTTTTCCAATATGTTGAAAAACATGGTGAAGTGTTGTTTGATTTAATTAAACGCAAATGTGAAGATGGGCGTCCAGTATACTATGTGTTCGGGGGCACCGATACTTCCCAACGTGAGCAGATACGCGCATTGACGGAGAAGGCAGACAATGCTATAATTGTTGCCTCATACGGGACTTTTTCAACAGGCATAAATATAAAGAAGCTACATAATGTTGTCTTTGCGTCTCCAAGTAAAAGTCGTATTAGAAACTTACAAAGTATAGGTAGAGGGTTGCGTAAAACTGACAGTAAATTGTCCTGCAACTTATTTGATATTGGTGATGACTTGTCGTGGAAATCTAAAAAGAATTATACTTTGAATCATATGGTTGAAAGAATAAAATTGTATAATGAAGAAGGGTTTAAATACAAACTGGTGAGGTTACCTATTAATGGATAATGCATACATAATAAAGTTTACTAATGGTATAGATGTCATTGCATTATTAGCCGATTCTGAAAAATTCAGTGAGAAGGCTTTCATTAAAATATCTTACCCCATTGAAGTTGTAGCCGAGCAAGCATATACTGGTGAACAACTTGTCGAAAGGTTCTCACTTAAACCTTGGAACCCACTTGCAAATGATGTTACTATGGTTGTTTCTTCTGACAGTATTATTACAGTGTCAATATTGAGAGAAGAATATGCTGGGGGCTATGAAAGAATGGTAAATAGATATTTCTTTTCGGATGATGAGTTGGATGAAGAAAGTATAGAACAGGATGAAACAAGTATTGTACTTGCAGAGTACTTGCAGGCTAAAAGAAACAATTCAATTAATTAATATTATACTTTAAACGCAACAGAGCTATTATAACAGAATCAATTTGAATGTCAAGCACTTATTATATAATGGAGACCGAAATGACAAAAGAGAAGAAGAAGCCCACACACTACATTGATAATAAGGAGTTTCTCCGAGCAATTAGTGAGTACAGGGAAACCCGCCTAACTGCACTTGAAGCCGAAGAGCCTAAGCCGAGGGTGACACACTACTTAGGTGAGTGTATGGTTAAGATTGCTAACCATCTAGCATATAAGGCAAACTTTGTTAACTACACGTATCGAGATGAAATGATTCTGGATGGTATTGAGAATTGTATTCGGTACATCGACAACTTTGATCCAGCAAAATCATCAAACCCGTTCGCATACTTTACTCAAATTACATACTATGCTTTCCTTCGCAGGATTCAAAAAGAAAAGAAACAACTTGATACCAAATATAAATATATTCAGAGTATGGATATGCACGAGCTGATGAGTTCAGGTGATGGCGATGCAGGATCATCCGAATATTTAGAATATATGCGTAAACAAATTGATGTAGCGGGACAGCATGACGCAAAACATCCAACATCTCAAGTTGCAAAACGTAGACCAAAGTATTTGGATGATAAGGAAGCACTTGCCCTCGCTAAAGAAAAGGTTGGTAGTATGCAGGAGTTAGGGGAATAGCTAGACGCGGCAGAAAAGTACGGGGGGTCGATCCTGAACTAATAGTTTCACCGTGTATAAATGTTTGTCGTTTTAACAAAGATGATTATTGTGTTGGTTGCAAGCGGTCGATGATTGAAATAAGCAACTGGCACAGATACACTGACGAAATAAGAGATTCGGTCTCCCTTGAACTATTAACTCGCCTTTTGGACGAATAGTGCTTGACTTTGATGCAAAATTAGTGCATAATGTAGTTTAAATAATGATCTAGTGAGAACACCCTTATAATGAAAGTAAGATACTCCGAAACATTCTTCTCGTTCCAAGGTGAAGCCGAACATGCAGGCACTCCTACTACTTGGATGCGATTTTTTGGGTGTAATTTAGAGTGTAATGGATTCGGTCAAGAAGACCCTACTGACCCTAGCACTTACAAGTTACCTTACGAGGACTTTGATCTAATCGCAGTTGAGCGAGTTGAAGATCTTCCAGTGTGGGAATATGGGTGTGACTCTAGTTACAGTTGGTCAATGAGATATAAACATTTAGCACAGACTACAGATGAAGTAGGTGCCGCAGATGTATTAGAATCCAAACTACCTCATGGTCGATTCACACATCCTAAGTCAGGGCAAGAGAACATGCTCGCCTTCACTGGTGGGGAGCCGATGCTACAGCAAAAGCAAATGAAGGGTATTGTTAATGAGTTTGCTATCCGAGGCAACTTACCCAAGTTAGTCACTGTAGAAACAAATGCTACAAAACCCCTACGTAAAGAGTTAGCCGATTGGTTAAACGACTTCTACCACGACATGGGCGGACAGTGGCACTGGGCAATGAGTCCAAAATTGTTTCAAACATCAGGAGAAGTCGGCACAGTCAAAATGGATGTGGTAATGTCTTACATGGAAGGCGTACCGGGTTCGACTGGCATCTGTAAGTTCGTATGTAACGGCACAGAGGCATCTTGGAATGAGATCGAAGAGTTTGTTCAGGAACTAGATGAGTATCACAAAACTGTAGCCGACAAAGTTAAAAAGCCTGATATATGGATCATGCCAGTAGGTGCTACAAAAGAGCAACAAGAAACTGTTGCCGATATTGCTAACGAGGCAATGCGAAGGGGTTACAAGGTAGCCACTAGGAATCACGCATATGTATATGGGAATCAAATCGGCACATAAACTAACTTATATTATGGATGTTGTTAATGCAAACACCTCCCCCTACTAACATAGTCACCTGGCAGAAACTTGAAGAGTTAGTCCGTTCCTTGCATCTGCAAATTGATCATCAAGGATATGAATGCATCGTCGGTATTAACCGAGGCGGCAGTATCCCTGCTATTATGCTATCACACCGACTCGGTATTCCATGTGAGATACTTTCTTGGCAGACCCGTGATGGTATTAATAAAGATATAGCAAAATTAAATGAACTGACTTCAAATAACGCACAAATCCTTGTTGTTGATGATTTGGTTGATACTGGGCTGACCGTAAATCAAATTAAGGAACTCGCACCAAAAGTTGACATTGCAGTTTTACTTGCAAAAACGGACATACCGGCTATTGACTATGTTGGAGAATGTTGTTATAATGATGACCGTTGGATAGTTTTCCCTTGGGAGCAATACTGAATATGATTAGTGATGTAATTAAAACTAGATTGACTGACACAAAGACTCGTTTCCACGCTTCAGATAATATAGCGGATTATATTATGCCAGGTGAGCGGGATGAGTTAATTGATGAGGTCGCTGAGAAATTTGAGGGTGTATTACAGAGTCTTGTTATTGATACTGTAAACGATCCAAATAGCAACGGCACGGCAAAACGACTTGCGAAGATGTACATTAATGAAATTATGGGTGGGCGTTATATACCTGCTCCATCAGTTACTGCCTTTCCTAACGAAGACGGAAAGTATGATCAATTAATTGTTGTGCGTACTGACATTAGGAGCATGTGTTCACATCATCATCAACCAGTAACTGGGGTTTGTTATATTGCATGCGTCCCCGGTGAACAACTTATTGGGTTGTCAAAATATACTCGGATTGCCCAGCACTTAGCGGCGCGTGGACATTTGCAGGAAGAACTAACAGAAATGATTGCAAGTGAGGTTGAACGCCTTACTGAATCGCCCGCTGTCGGAGTTTACATTAGAGCAAGACATGGTTGTTGTGAGAATAGAGGTATATTGTCACCCAATAGTTCTACACAAACTACAGTGCTAAAGGGTGCATTGAGAAAAGATCCTGCATTAAAAAATGAATTCACACATAACATACAAATTCAGGAGAATCTGTCTAATGGGTAAAGATACAAAACACGTAATGGTAGATATTGAAACACTTAGTGTTCGACCATATGCCGCAATCCTATCAATTGGTGCCGTAGCGTTTACTGAGGCGGATGGAGTAACCGATACATTTTATATTAATGTAGACGGACAATCATGTAAAGATGTGGGGCTTCATATTTCAAAGGACACTGTTGCTTGGTGGGGTAAGCAGAGTTTCGGGGCAAGGCAAGCGTTAACCGTAGATCCAAAACCAATTACTGAAGCAATGAGTGAGTTTTCCCGTTGGTTTGGTAATAGTCGCGATACTGTTATATGGGGTAATGGTTCGGCATTTGATATTTCAATTCTTGAATCTGCATATTGGAATACTGGATTGACAATTCCATGGTCTCCGTGGAAAGTACAGTGTTACAGGACAATATTGAATCTTGTAGGTGTGAGTAATGCAAAAATTCGCGCTACCGAAAATGACACGCACCATAATGCACTTGATGATGCAATGAGTCAAACCAAAACACTTTTGAAAATACTAAGAGGGTAATATGTTAAAGGACATTACTGATGTACGAATGAGTGATAATGATAAAAGATTGCTCTTAATGTGCCGAGATTTCCGAGGCCAACCAGAAGCCCATAATATACTTGACTTTGACGCAAAAGACCTGTATACTATTATCATAGAAGCATATAAATTTGGTCGTAATGAGAAGGCGGCAGAAATCCGAAAAGTTATGGAGTCAAAGTGAACAGAACATTAGAATATGTAGTTTCAGGTACTAGTTATATGCGCCTCAGCAATCCTGGTGTGTCAGGCTCACCTGAAAATGTTGCCATGATTAATGATTTGTTTACGAAGTTTGTCCATAAACAAAAGTCACATGAATTTTCTGCACTATACAATGCATTTCAAGAGTCGAGCTTCGGTGAACGATTCCAACCGTTTAGGCCTGCACTAAAACATATCCATGCGGATTCAGGTGGGTTGCAGATAATTACACTTGGTAAAAAAATTGATGATGCTATGAAGGAAAAGATTTATGCCAACATGGCTAAGTCGTGTGATGTAGCAATGTCATTTGATGAAATTCCGGTTATCCTTCCAAGTGGAAAGTCTGACCGCAATGATACTGCTGGTAGAATTTTTGACCGAGCGAATCATATTAATTGTGCAAAGAAAACCGGGCAGAATATTAAACGCCAGTTAGAGGTGTTTGAATCACTTGACAGTAAGTGTAAACCATTTGCAATATTACAGGGTAACTGTTACGACACATATATGTCTTGGACTGATGCAATGTTGGGTGAAGTTCCTGAAGCATGGCACAATCGCTTGGGTGGCATTGCGATGGGTGCGGCAGCTCTTGGTACAGGTCCTTTAGAGGATGTACAGCGGGCATTTATTGCAAGCCAGGTTAAGTTGCGTGATGACAACAATAAATTACACTTACACATTCTCGGTGTAGGTTCCGCACGTAGACTTATTCCATATCTTATATTTTGTCAAAATGGTTTATATGACCACATTGAAATATCTTATGATAGTACAACACATAGTCGTGCCGCAGAAACTGGCTTGTATTTTATGGGAAACAAAACTATAAAATATGCTAGGGAATTTTCAGATCAGTATCGAATATTTTACGAGGATATCGAAAAGACTGAACCGGTGGGTACTACACTAGAGGATTTTCATAAAATTTTAAATATGGGATCTGGGGCATATCAGGAGCAGGGAGGTACGATGCACATGTGGTTGCGTATACGGTATTTGTTTGTATTGTCCAGTGTACGCAATTTTATGGCGCGTATTGAACAGTTAATGAATGATCCGGAAGAAGTTTTGCGTTTTGCGGCTACATTAAAACTTGAACATCAATTCAGAAACCTGTATAACGTAAAAACTGTTGAGGATTTTAAGCGTTGGGAGTCTGATCAATACTTGGGTGGTAGTATGAAGTCTATGCCGATAAGAACTGAACCAATGAATACATTAGAGGGATTATTTGCATGAGAAAAACATTTATAAAAGTTAGCTTTCAAAAAGAAGGCATTCATCGTTACCCTGCCGCTAAAGATTTAAAAGGTGTTGAGTTTCTACAACATCCGCATCGACACATTTTTCATTTTTACGTTACACTCGGAGTGTTCCATGATGATCGGGATGTTGAGTTTATTTTATTTAAGCGCGAACTTGAAAACTTATTTACAACTACAATGGATATTGATTATAAGTCATGTGAGATGCTTGCGAATGATTTGATGGACTACATTGAAATGACGTATCCTCAAAGAGCATGTAAGGTAGAAGTGTATGAGGATGATGAAAACGGTGGTATTGTTGAGAATGCATTATATAATTAGGAGGTACTATGCGTAAATTATTTTACATGGGTTTAGAAAGTTACGAATCTCGATACACGTTGCAGTTGCAAGAATGGAATGAGCGTGTATTCAAAGAGCGAGGGATTGAGTACGAAATTATCCGCGGCCAAGAGTTAGATGACTCTAAGGCTATCGTTACAGGTAGTGTATTGGATGCTCATGGTAGAACATACTATAGCCTTGCACAACATATGAATCTTATTCAAGCAATGAAGAACGGTGAAGTTACATCGGATGATGTTATATTTTATGAGGATATGTTTACCCCCGGTATCGAATGTTTGCCTTATATAATGGATCAGTCACCCCCTGAGTTTAGACCCAGAGTATATCTACGCTTTCTTGCACAGTCAGTAGACCCGGATGACTTCCTTGTGCGTGAGGGTATGTTCGACTGGATGCGTAAGTATGAGGAAATGATTGATCAGTTTGTAGATGGCATCATGGTAGCTTCTGAAGAATTTGTTGCTCACCTACGTATTGCGGGATTTAAGAAGCCTATCTACGTCACTGGATTGCCCTATGGCAAGGAAGAAGTATTAGAGCGTGTTGCTAGTATTGCTCCCCTTAACGAACGTACAAACAGGGTAGCATTTTCTTCTCGCTGGGATGATGAAAAACAACCTGACTTCTATATGGATTTAGCGGAAGCATACTATAAGTTTAATCCTGGTATGGAATTTGCTATTTTCTGTGGACACCCTGAACTAAAAAGCAATCGACAGGAATATGTAGACAGGGCGTATGCATTGCAATCGGGCGACACTGCTAACTTAAAAATATACACTGGACTTAAAAAGAATGAGTATTATGCACTATTGGCAGATAGTAAGATATTATTTAATTGTGCATTGCAGGATTGGGTGAGCAATACAGTAAGCGAAGCAGATACATTCGGTACGGTTACAGTGTTTCCTGCTTACCGAAGTTTCCCTGAGGTGTTTGCAAATAATGCTAATCACATGTATATTCCTTGGTCATTAGACGATGCAATAAATAAGATACAAAAGGTCGATATGGCTATTGACTTTGAATCTTTAGACATGTATAATATAGGCAAGATTAGTGATTATCAGGATGGTACTATTGGTCGAACTTTAGATGCCATTGATGGTAATCTAGAAACTAGAGATAGAACAACTTTTCGTAAGTATGTGGCGGTGAAAAAATATGACTAATAACGTTTTTGTAACTGGGAGTGCTGGGTTCATCGGCACACAAACCTGTATTGATTTGCGTGAGAAGGGTTACGATGTTTGGGGTGTAGATCTTGTTGGTGATAACAGCAATTCTCAAATTCAGGATACCTTTGACTCTGATAAGATCAAAGACATTCTAATAGAAAATAATATTAAGACAGTAATACACTTTGCCGCAGACCATGAAGTCGGTAGAAGCATGTCAGAACCTTCAGTGTATTATCATAATAATATTATTGCAGGAATTAACTTCTTAGAGAATTGTATTAAGGCTGGAGTAGAAAACTTTATCTTTAGTAGTTCTAGCAGTGTATATGGTGATACTGAATCCTTTCCTACTGTAGAAACTACCGCAAAAAATCCAATGTCACCTTATGCTAGGACTAAGTCTATCTTTGAGGATATTCTTTTAGACTATGAGAAGGCGTATGGCATTAACACTCTTTCATTGAGGTATTTCAATGCGGGTGGTGCAGATCCAGAATTGCGTAACGGATATGTACAGGAACCTCAGTCACATGTAATTCCTATTCTTGCAAGAACATTTGGATTAGATGAAACATTCACTATCAATGGGTTGGATTACGATACACCTGACGGCACATGCATCCGAGACTATACGCATGTATGTGATTTAGCATCTGCACATGTTGCGGCTGTTAGTTATATGATGTTCGGCGAGGGTACTGAGAAAGTTTTTAATATTGGTAAGGGTAATGGGGAAAGTGTACTTGAAGTTTTTAAGGCGTTTAGACATTTTACCAAGAAAACAATACCGGTGATGGATGGACCCAGACGTGAAGGTGATGTTGCAAAAACCTTTGCAGACATTAGTCTTGCTAAAAAAGAACTGAATTGGGAACCACAGTACACCTTACATGATATGGTTAGACACGCGGTTAACTGGGAGAATCGAGATGTATTATAGTACAAAGCATTATGGACACAACATTGGTCTATCAGCGGTATTCAGGCAACCTAACGCACAACATTCACATTGTCATCTATTGCACGGATACAGTTTAGCATTTACATTTAAGTTTGGATGTAGTGAATTGGATGACCGAAACTGGGCAGTAGACTTCGGTGGATTGAAACCCTTGAAAGCATGGCTTGAGGATAATTTCGATCATAAAGTTGCAGTTGATAAATCCGATCCACATATGGATAAGATGGTTGAATTGGAATTAATGGACATTGCTGAGATTCGTGTATTCGATGGTGTTGGAGCAGAGAAGTTTGCGGAACACGCATTTAAGTTTGCTGATGAATTAGTGCGTAAAATGACTGATAATCGTTGTTTTTGTATAAGCGCAGAATGTGCAGAACACGGGGCAAACTCTGCAATCTATGAGCCCCGTAGACCTTGAAGGTAGCTATAGTTACCGACACCCACTTTGGTGCTCGGTCTGACTCAGTTCCTTTTGACAAATACTTTGAGAAATTCTATAGTGATTGTTTTTTCCCTGAGATAGAACAGCGTGAAATTAAAACTGTCATTCATCTTGGAGATATTTTTGATCGTAGAAAATATATAAACTTTAATACATTACAGAAATGTAAGAAATATTTCTTTGACAGGACCCGTGATCTAGGCATAGACATGCATATGATTACTGGCAACCATGATACATACTTTAAAAATACAAATGTAATAAATTCGCCTGAACTGTTGTTAACAGACTACGATAACATTACAGTGTATTCGGAAGTAACTACGCTCAAATTTGACCGGAGAGAACTTTTACTTACTCCTTGGATATGCAATGATAATTACCAACAAACAATGGATGCTATTAATGCGTCCGATGCGAAAGTTTGTTTTGGGCATTACGAACTGGTTGGGTTCCAAATGTACAAAGGTCACACGAACGATCACGGAATGGATCCTAGTGTGTTTAACAAATTTGATTTGGTATGCAGTGGTCATTTTCATCATCGCAGTACCAGTGGCAATATTACTTACCTTGGAAACCCTTATGAAATTACCTGGAGTGATTACGATGACCCAAGAGGCTTTCACATTTACGACACCGAAACTAATGAGTTGGAATTTATACAAAACCTACATAATATGTTTCACAAGATTTATTACAATGACACAGACGATGCTTCTCGATCAAGTATTGATGCTATTGATTATTCTCACCTCACGGGTGGTTGTGTAAAGGTTATTGTTGTTAAGAAAACGGACTTTGTAAAATTTGACAAAATGATTGATAGGCTGTATAGTAGTGACCTGACTGAACTAAAGATAATTGAAGACTTTTCTGAATTTGAAGATGAGGCGGTTGGTGATGAAGAACTTGATTTAGAAGATACTATGACACTTCTAAATGAATATGTTGATAATATCACTACTGACCTAAACCCTGAACGACTAAAGAGTGTATTGCAAACACTTTATGTAGAGGCTCAGAACACTGAATGATCAACTTCCAAAAACTCCGATACAAGAACTTCCTGTCTACCGGTAACGCATTTACTGAAATAGATTTTGCCCGTAATCCAAGTACCTTAGTTATTGGTGACAACGGTGCGGGTAAGTCTACTTTTCTTGATGCGTTGACCTTCGTATTATTTAATAAGCCTTTTAGGGGTATTTCAAAACCACAACTTATTAATGCTATAAACTGTAAGGCTCTGATG